AATATCAGTGCATCTCTTTTCGTCAACAATGAAGTCTCCAAGGATTCTTCCAAATTTTCCTTTTTTGTCTTCTCCGCTTCTGTCAATTTCTGTTTTGAGATGTTGTGTTGATCCAATTGGTAACAGTTCTTTGAGTCTGTCTTTTGATGCAAGTCCAAATGTCTTCTCCACTTTATCTCTTGTTCTTGATTCCGGAGTATCAATTCCCATCATTCGAACACGTTCTTTGTGCATCCATATACCAAAGCCTAGATCGATATCTATATCAACTGTGTCTCCGTCTACTACTCTTAATATTTTACATTTATATTCGTACATTGTTTTCCCTCACTTTATATATTTTTTTAATAACAAATAAATTGTATAACAAACAAACAAATATGCTGTTGCTATACCTACGTCTACTAAATGTTCTCGCATATGGTATATAAATTCTATACCTGCTTGAACATCACCTTCAGTTACTTTGCCTTCCATCTAATATCTCCCTCATTACATTAGTTGCTGTATTAGTGAAGTACCTCGGTGCTACACTGTGTATAATTAAAGCAGGCACTAATAGTTGTAATTTCACTGCTGTCTTGAGTGCCGTCTTCATGTGTTGTATTGGTGTTTCGTTTACTTTTTCTAAGTGTAATTTACATTGTTTACTGAGCATTGTCGCCGACCATGTCGAACAAAGCAGGTCCAAAACTGCTTGCCGCCCATCCTAATGCTACAATAGTTACAACTCCATAAATTAACCATTTAATTTTAAAGTCGTCTACTACCATTTTTAGTGCAACTAACTCGTTGCCTAATATTCTTACTGCTACTTCCATCTTACCTGTATTATCTTCTTTGTCCGCCATATACTTCTCCTATTTTAATTCGCTACCTTGTGGCATACAATCTAACTGTACCTTGTAGTATTCATTTGTTCCATGGAACGACCACGAACTTGGGTTAATTATATTTTCACATTGTTCTTGTGTCATAGGAGTATTGTATACATATTGGTTGCCAATGTACATCCATTCGTCTGAGGCTGTTTTGCCCCACATACTTAATACTAATATAAACATTTCCATTTGTTATTTTCCTTGTCCTTTGTATTTCTTGTAAGAACGCTTCTTACCTTTATTCATTGAACTAAACTTTGTTCTACTGTGGTTTCTTCCTATGCTTGTTTTCTTCGGGTGTGTTTCATGTGGTTCGTAATACTTGTGTAATTTCATAACCCTCCTTGGTTATGTACGTATTTATTAATTTTTGTCATAAAAAAAGGCCGCACTAGGCGACCCTTTTTATAAAGTTTAAACTAAATTAGAACGAGAACGATGCTACTAGTTTAATGTCCGAACGCTCACCTGCTTCTAGGTCATAGTTCATTGAGCCTTCTAAAGACCATGCATCACTTAAAGCATAATCTGCTTCTAGTTCTAGCACTGGCATATGATCTAACTCATCTGTAAAGTTTGTATCTGTTACATCTTCCCAAAGGTTAAATGTAGTACCTACTGAAAGGTCAAGAGCAGATGTTGCCGCATATGTAAACTCTGGATTGATTGTTAAAACGTTAGTTTCTGCATCTACCATGTGAGTCATTTTTACTTCAGTATCTAAACTTAATCTTGGAGCAATTTCAGTTGCTTCTGCTGTTGCTGTTGTGGCCAATGTCGCTGATGAAAGCGCCATAAGGACCGCTGTGGCGATTGTTGTAATTCGCATATCTTCTTCCTTAAATTTTAAAAAATTAAAGAGTGCTATCCCGGTTAGTATGCACTCCATATATTACTTATCAAAAGACTAGCAAACCTATGCTAATCCGGTTCTTCAATAAGAAAGGATGTTGTATTTCTACAACACCCTTCCCAATCGTTCTGTTGCTAGGTGATCAACCCCGGTGACCTAAATTAGGCCGCCATTGCCATTTCTGGCGCATAATTGTCGTTTGCAATTATAAAGTTTGACCAATAACGCAGTCATCCGGTAAACTCCACTTCACTACAACACCAGTCGATCCTAGTTCGACCCCATCATAAGCACACTCAGTAAATGTGTTTATGGTGGAGTCGTCGGGTACTGCCCCCGAGTCCTGTATGCGTTCACGTTGCTTCAACGTCTACACATTATTTATACAGTCAAAAGGTATTCTTGTCAACCTTTTTTTATACTAAATACCTCCAATTATGTTACAACATAAACATTTGATAGTTAGAGCAGAAGTAAGTAACCCTCCAAGGTACGAGCAAACAATTATCGATTGGTCATCTAATCTAATTCGAGACATTGGTATGAAAATAATGATGGGACCGTTTGCGAAGTATTGTGAAATGGAAGGCAACCGAGGCTTGACTTGTGTTACTATTATTGAAACTAGTCATGTTGCAATACATGTATGGGACGAAGGTGCCCCTTGCTTAGTACAACTTGATGTATATACTTGTGGTGATTTAGATAAGCAATTGATATTCGATGCTTTAGAGAAGTTTGATCCTGTCAAGATCGATTACAAATATCTTGACCGAGAAAAAGAGTTTATTGAACTTTAGAAACTGGCGTTGTTACTTCTGAATATTTTATAGCAAACATTGTGCCTGCCTTGTGATCGTCTACATCTACATAGATATCACAACGACAATATATGTCTCCTGGTAAACTTTGACTATTGCTTCTAATGTACTCTAATTGAAATCCGTCTTGATTGCATTGCTTCCACAAGTCTTGTCCTAGTTCACGCATTATCCACATGTTTTCCATGCTCTTATGTGCGTGGGACCATTTGTATTCACACTGCCCAATTAAATATCTCATACATTATTTATATGCGTACTAAAAACTATCCGCCTGGAGTAAATTTTTTAGATACAAACCAATTCTTTTGGTCGTGTATTCTTCCTAGTAGTTGTTGTATTTCATTCATCTCTTCTCTTAATTGAGGAGACGTTTCGCCTTCAGCAATGGCTAAACCTCTTCGGCCTGCTTTTGCTCGTAACGCTTGTTCGATTACTTCTATGTCTCTAACAGAGAGATTAAATTTTGTATTTGGTTTTACCAAAGCCCTAAAGTCTTTCCATTTCCTGCAATGATCATAAAACATGTAACAACATGCAATACAATCCAAAAGGTGCGAAAAGCCAGAGCCTTCTTTACATCTGTTTGTGTAATTGGAAGGAACTCTGGCTTATCGTTATCGTCAATGCCTATCGGCATGCCAACAGTCCTAGCCCATAATTTAAGCCAGCGCCGTTGTCCGCTCATTACATTGAGTTCTTTTTATCTTGAATTTCTGCTCTACGTGCCTTAGTAAGTTTACCAAGATCGCCTAGTGCTTTTCTTGCTCTTGTTGCCGCGGCTTTCACACCTTTTTCATCAAAAGTCGATGCTTCTGTTAGGTAATTGTTGAACGCTTGTACAATCTGTTCGTGGTTTGTCATAGTTTTCTCCTATTTAAATGTTTATTATATATTACTTTCTAGCAGTTGTCAACCGATTATTGCAGAGCGATGCCAGTAGTCTTTTCGATATACTGTGCGGCAATGCCTTTTTCAGTTTTTGCTAGGCATGCAACTGATGAAGTTGCAAGGCTAAATTTACCATCTGGTGCTACACTAAACATGAATGGTGCTAGACCTAAACCTTGTTGTTGTGCAATGATTACCATTGGCTTGTTGAGTACAAAAGCCTTGTCAGACTCTGAATCGAGTCTTGCAACAAGTTCTTCTCCACTGCTAAGTTTAAAAGATACGGTATCTCCTACCTTATAAGGTGCTTCAATTAACATATATTATCCGTGTCCTGTTCCGTTGTAGTTTGTATCTTCGATATATTTTACAAACTGTTCGTATCCGCCAATTGATTTGCCGTATACTTTGATTTGAGGAAATGTTTTTGCATCTGGAAAGTTTTCAAAAACTTCTTCTCTACTAAAATCTTGTCCGAGTGTTTTATATTTAAAATCAAACGATCTTGATTCACATAATGCTTTTGCTTTCATGCAAGAAGGGCAAGCAGGCTTACCCCAGATTTCTATACTCATAAACTAAATCCTTTAAGTGCGTCCTTATCAACATCCTGTTTAATTCCACCGATGATGTATGATTCAACTTCAGTCTCCTGAGGTGCAACTTGCAATCCAGATGAACTTAGCCAGTGTTGTGTCCAAGGTAGCGGGTTAGTATTAACTGGAGCATCAAAAATTGTATCAAAGCCCAGTGCTTTTAGTCGACGGTTTGCAATGTATTCTACATACTGATTAAGTAGTGTGGTATTCAAACCAATCATACTGCCGTCTTTGAACAAGTATTCAGCCCAGTCTTTTTCTTCTGCAACACACTCTCGCCATAAGTCATATACTTCTTCTTTGCACTCTTTAGCAATCTTAGCCATCTCTGGATCGTCTTTGCCTTGAGCCCATAGTTTTAATACATGAGTACTAAGTGCCAAATGTTGTGCTTCGTCTCTAGCAATAAGTGAAATAATTTTTGCACTACCTTCCATTAGTTTTAGTTCACCAAAACCAAATGTACAAGCGAACGAAACATAAAAACGTAAACCTTCTAAGATGTTTACAGTTTGCATTGCCATATAAAGTTTTTTCTTAACTTCATACATGTTACCTTCGCCACGATGTTGAAACGCATCTACTGCTTCATTAAACGCATCGTAATGTTTAGTAACACTCGTTGCTCTTGCAATAATTTTTTCATCATCTAAGATAGTATCAAACACTTCTGCTGGATCAGCATATACATTTTTCATAATATGTGTATACGAACGTGAGTGAATTGTTTCGAAAAAGTCCCAAGTAACAATACAACCTTCTAGTTCAGGAATAGATACATGTGGCAAGAATGCCAAACATGGACCACGTCCTTGTACACTATCTAGTAATGTTTGATACTTTAGGTTAGCAGTAAAAATATGTTTCTGCTCTGGACGAAATTGTGCAAAGTCTGCTCTATCTTTTTGTAGACTTACTTCTTCAGGTCTCCAAAAATAACCTAACATTGTTTGATTAAGTTTATCAAACACAGGGAATTTGAATACATCATATCGCTGTGTATTTTGATCTGCACCAAAGAACATATTTTGTTTGGTGAAGTCTACTTTTTCTTTGTTAAAGACTGTCTTTGCCATTTCTCTTCCTTACTTACTTCTTCTCTATTACTATACACTCTGTATGCGTTCATGTCAACCTAAATTGCACATGCCTCGCAATATTCATCATACTCTTCGTCGGTACCGTTAAACTCAGTACGCTCGACTGGAGATTCTTTTACATTGTCGTGCCATCCAACATTGTGTGCTGGCTCGTCAATTAATTCACTAGGGTCAGTTTTATAATCATAAGTGTTTTGATAATAACTTGTCTTCCACCCTAACTTGTACGTATTTAACAAATCTTGAATCATCTGACTCATTGGAACTTCATTATTTTCAAAATGTGTTGGATTGTATGACCAATTTCCGCTGATTGCTTGATCAAAGAACTTTTGCATCACTGCTACAGTTTTAATATAGCCTTCGTTACTAGGCATATCCCATAATAGTGTGTAATGTTGCTTTAGTGTAGTATACTGCGGAACAATCTGCTTAAGAGGCCCTTTTTTGGACTTCTTAACGGACAAGTATCCGCGTGGTGGTTCGATTCCGTTAGTCGCGTTCGACACAACGGAACTGCTTTCTGATGGCATCTGAGCGGACAATGTCGAATGTCGAAGGCCGTGATCTCTGATGCTCTTGCGTAAATTATTCCAATCATACTTTAATTTTACCTTTACAATGTCATCAACTTCTTTCTTATACGTATCAATAGGAAGGATGCCGTCACTGTATTTAGTGCGGTTAAAATACTCACATGCACCGCGCTCTTGTGCTAATTCATTACTTGCTTTTAACAAATAATATTGAAATGCTTCTGTAAGTTCGTGTACAAGTTTCCATGCTTTTGGATCATCATACTTAACTTTATTCTTTGCAAGGTAGTGTGCAAGTCCAATATATCCTACACCTAAACTACGTCTTGCTTTTGTACTAATCTCTGCCGCCTTAATTGGATAACGTTGATAGTCAATAATTTCTTCTAATGCTCTTACTGCTAGTTCACATAGTTCTTCTAAGTCGTCAACTGATCGAATTGTTCCTACATTAATTGCACTAAGGATACACAACGCAATTTCACCTTCTTCATCATCAATATGATTCAATGGCTTAGTTGGTAACGTAATTTCTTGACACAAGTTACTCATATATACTTTGTCTTTAAATGAACTGTGCGTGTTACAATGATCAACATTCATAATATAAATGCGTCCTGTTTCTGCACGTTCTTTAATTAGTGCTGAGAATAAATCCATTGCACTTACTTTTGTCTTTTTAATACTAGTCTTACGTTCATAAGATTCATATAGTTCTTTAAATTCGTCTGCATCACCAAAGTATGCTTCATACAATCCTGGCACATCATGTGGTGAGAATAAAGTTATGTCGCCACCGGACAACAATCTTTCATACATTGTTTTATTAAGTTGAATAGAATAATCTAACTTACGTACACGATTGTCTTCTGTTCCTTTGTTGTTCTTTAGCACAAGGATGTCTTCAATCTCTTGATGCCAAAACGGGAAGTGTGTAGTTGCACTGCCGCCACGTACACCATTCTGTGTACAACATCTTACTGTTGCTTCAAACTTTTTAAGGAATGGAATGATACCTGTGTGTGCTACTTCTCCGCCTCTGATCTTCGCATTAACGCCTCTGATTCGTCCAGCATTGATTCCAATTCCTGCTCTTTGTGCAGTGTATCTACCAATCGACATATCGCTTGCGAAGATACTATCAAGGGTATCGTCGCTGTCAACAAGGACACACGAAGCAAACTGTCTAACAGGTGTTCTGACACCCGCCATGACTGGCGTTGGGATATTGATTTTAAAAAGTGAGGTCGCATCGTAGTATCTCCTTACATAATACATTCTATCTTCTTTAGGATAGTTCGCAAATAGT